TTAATTTACCTCGGACATCATTATAAAACTTATCAACATGCTTTTTAGTTATCTCATATTCCTTTAATACTGGATCAAATCCAAACTCGTCAAGTATTAATTGTTTAGGATACTTAAAAACCTTATTTTGAAAGAGATTTTCAGCATAATCATGAATAGCTGAACCTTTTATAGTCCCTTTCTTATTAATGAAGTCCCATGCTCTTAAAACCTCAAAACGAGGTATGCCAAATTCGTTACTCTTATACTCAGACCAATAATCAGAGTCAAAATCCTCATGATATTTGTGAATAATTGTAGTTACTGATATAAGTTGATTACCATCCACATAATATTTATGTGGTTCATCGAAAAATGTTACTTCGTTAAACTTAGTATAGAGTTCGTTTGGGACTATTAAATCGATCATAGCACAAAAATAATAAAATTTAATTTATTACAATGTTCTTTTGTAAAATATTATCAAAATCGATACCCTCAAGAGCATTAATTATACCAGCTTTGTCGGCAGGTAAATTTGAATATCCATGAATATGTTCAACAAGTGCTGTACGAATAATTTTAAGTGCCTCAACAAGTACATCACCTCTAGGAATTGGGTGACCATCTTCAAATATTTTAACTCGATCAGCAGGAGTTAGTCTTGCTGCTTTAAATTGTGGGTTTCCGGTATGTGAAATTAAACCAATTTTATCACTCATTACAAGAGTGTTACTATAGAACGAAGTTTCGGATTTTTTTGATTCATAAATCATACTAATTGTAGCAGGATTTACAGTATTTAATTTTAAAATATTATCATTTTCGTGCTGACCAGCTCTTAAATGAACCTCATTTACTTTTAAGATTATATCAGCATTAACACGACCAACAATAGCAATATCTTCTCTTAGCGGAAATACGCCAACTGCATCAGGATAAGTACTTGGTGCAGGTTCTGGATTAGTTAAAGCCATATTAGTAGTTGAAAGTGCAGTATAAATTGAATCATATTCAATTTTCTGTGGTTGACTAATAATTGGTCCTGCCCAAAAACGACTTCTTTGTGGATATTTAATATCTTCAATAAAAACTCTTACCATTTCACCAACTTTAGGATATGCATGGAAGAATTTAGCAACAACTGGATAACACCAAGGCAATTCAGCATTACCTGTTTGATTATCCAAACCAGGAATTTTTACCTTAATTCTACCACCATCAGTAGGGTCATCAATAACAACAACTTCTCCATAATAAATCGTTCTAGTAACATCTACATGACCACTAGTTTGTTTATATGGATTACTCGTCTGTATTACTGGTTTATCGAATGGCATTTTCTCTAGTATTAAGTTCTTCTATTAAAATTACATAACGCTTTTCAATAGCATCGAGAACCATTAATTTTTCATTAATATGTTCTTCAATTTCTTCGAGATTATACGTTAAAGTAACAATTTCTTTTTTTAAACTTTCATGTTCAATATTTGAATCATTAATTAATTTTAATAATTCCGTTGGTGTATATTTTTCTAAATCTCCCATTATTGTGCAACTCCATATCCCTTTGAGAAGATTATTGTTGAGCCAAATACTGTAACTGGTCCACTCGGTGAAATACCTGCTGCAGTTAATGTAATTCCAGGTGGAATAGCCACACTGATAATCATTTCCTGTTGTATCGCTTTAACAATTTCTTCAATTCTTATTCTTTCCATGATTTCATCAGGAGATGCACCACCGGATGGTAATGCACCTACTGGTAATCCTGCTTCAGCTTTTCTGGCAATTATACGTGTTGAGATTTTAGTTGGTGATAAACCCTGACGCTGCGGAACACCCACTAAAATTAATGGGGTTGGCACAGGTGGAGGTCCACCAATAGAGGATAGTTTTAATATTTTATCAAAACCACCAATGATTGAATCAACACTATTATAATCAATTGCCATATTTATTTATTTTCAAATTCATTAACAACAACTGTAACAGTATCAGCATTGTTATTTGCTACTTGAGTCGATGCAATTAATTTAATTGCTTTTAAATCTTTAACACTAATCCACTTCCACCCTAAAAACCATTTGGTCATCAAAATTCTAAAGGTTTAACGGTTGTAGCAAGTTGTGTTCCATCTATACCACCATCGATAAGATATACGCCTACGAACTGTTTGTTCAACTTTTGATCTACTATCATAATTATAAAATATTTGTTCCGGTTAAACTTTTTATTATACCTACGTATTGATTTATTTTTTCTTTAATAATTGATCTAACAATTGGGTTAAGTAATGCAATTAGAAAAGTTGTTACTAAATCAAATATAAATTTATTTATTAATGCCATTGCCGAATTGATATTACACTTTAAATAGATTCTAAATTTCTTTAGATCATCTAAAGGATTACCAATTTGTGTTTCGCCATTATTTTGAAATGAACTTGATATTGCTAAAATAGTTCTTATCTGCGGAGTGGTACATACCGCATTTGCAAGTGTTTGTGTAATTAAATCAATTAATTTCTGAAAGAAACTATCTTTTATAGTTTGTTTATTATTTTCAGTTGCAACAGGATTATTTTTAGTACTAGTATCAATTGTATTATTTATTTGATTACCAACAAAAAATGAATTGGTTGATCCAGAAATACTTGAGATTAAATCAGTCATTCCACTTAAAGGAAACACGACTTCCATTACTCCACAACCTAAATCATAATAATTAACACCTTTTGATAATTCTTGAGCTTTTCTTAATATAGATTCATAATCTTCAGGTAAAATTTCAAAACTAGCATTATCATTAATTAATTGTTCGATTAATTTAGCAACCTGTAACTCATTAGTTAATTCCTCCACAGTTTTACCTTGACTACCAGTAACACTACCATAAAAAAGATTCATGGCATTTGTCATAAACGTTTTTTTATCAATGATTGTCATATGATCAACCATACTATCCATGAAAGTACCAATTGTAGCACCGCCCGAATTAACTGGACTAAACGCAAAACTATCAGTAACACTATTATAATTAATATTTAGTATCCCACCAAACGTAGAACTTCCATTAGTAATTGCCTTATATGCAACATTATCAAAATCATTACCGGAACTGCCATAAGTTAAAATACCTTGTGCAGACATTGGATTAGTTTTATATTTTCCAGTAAAATCAATATTCTTTACCGGAACATTAACATTAAAATTTGGTAATGGTTCACCAGAATTTGATTGAATATTTTGTTTTTTAATTGAAGATTTTAAATTTGGCTCAATATTATCAATTAGATTAGTAAATAATTCTCCTGTAAGTTGTTGTAAAGCATTTGACCCAACAACAACTTTTAAAATGTCGAGTAATAGCGGTACAATATCTTTTTTATTATTAATCGAAGGAAAAATATTAGTTGTATTTGGTGGAGTACCTGCTTGTCCAACAGATGTATACGCCCCAATAGTGGTAAAAATATTTTTTTTCTGATCAATTAAACCCATTAGTTATTGTTTTGTTGTTCAAGATGTTCTTCAACCATTTTAAGAATTTCATTTCTTCTGTCAGGTGTAATGTTTTTATCTTCTTCTTTTGAAGAAGCATTAACAACACCAGCTTTATTATCAAATACAACTTCTTTTAAATATCTTAAAAGCATGATTTTCTGATCCTGATTTTTGGCTTCAGCAGCAATAAGTTTAATAATATGATCACCAATAGCTTGAATCTCCCCACCTTCTTTAATTTTTATTTCCCATTTAGAGAACAAACGATTAATTTTGGCTTTTATATTAAAGCTATCGTCATACACTTCCTGAAGAAGTTTATTAACACTTTCTTCATCAAATTTTAACCTTTTTCTCAACGGACGTGGCATTGTATTTTAGTTTTAGTACATATAAATACAGATTAACTGATTTTATGTAAAAGAATCTCATGACTTTCATCGAAGCGAACATTTTGACTTTCACGAAAAGTTTTATTATGATAATCTTTAATTGCACTTCTAATTAAACTCTGACAGTACATGCGTACACATACTTTATCACCATTCGATCTTATTTTATCAGGATTAAATTTTGATAAATTCATTATGAGTTCGAAAAGTATTTGACTTTTTATTTCCCTTTCATCAATACCATTCCAATTAATATTATATTGTTTTAATGTAATATTAATAAGTTGATTAAAAGCGTTATAAAGATATTTATCAAACACTTTATTTTTTTCTTTAGTATCTACATCTGAAACATATGCCGAAACTGCTTTATCAACTTCATCTGTCCAAAAATCGTAAACATTAGTCATCTAAGTAATCAATTTTCTCTAAGAAGTAAATTTCTTTAAAGGGTTTAATTGCAATTCGTATTTCTTTAGTTGACAACTGAGTTTGTTCCTTTAAGAAAAAAAGTATTTTATTTTTTGCAAATTTATTCGTAACTCTTTTGGTGTATTTTCCATCAGGAGTATCTTCCTGAAACAATATGTGCCAATTTTTTAATACATTAATAATCGCATCACCAACAATAACTTCATTCTTTTTCATGGTAAGATCGTTATTAATACGATCCTCAATTTTATCAATGACTGTTTTAATTAATCTCTCTAGTTGAATGTGTGTATCCAA